ATGGATCATATCGTTGGCAGTTGTTAGGCCCTCTTGAGGCTCAAGAAAAGAACGTAATTCGCTACGGTATTTCTCCAGTAGGTCCTCGCCGTAGATTCTGGATTTTAAACAATAGGTTGTATATTAATCCAACGCCAACAAACACAACAGACACGATTGCTTACGACTATTTCAGCAATGCTTGGTGCGCGTCATCCGGTGGAACAGCACAAACAAAATGGACAGCTGATACAGACACGTATTTGCTTGACGAAGATTGCTTCGTTCTTGGTCTAAAATGGCGTTATTTGAGAGCAAAAGGCTTAGATTACACAGAAGAATATAAAACTTATTTAGAATCAGCGTTTACTGAAATGTCGCGTGACGGAGCTAATCGCGACTTGCCAATGAACGCGCAAGCTACAAGTATTAACCTGTTGAATAGTACAAATTGTCCGGACACGAACTTCGGGAGTCAAAGTGGATGATCCCTGTTCAGCGTAAACAGGTTTCTCAAATTAAGTCTATTCAAGCCCCTACAGGCGGTTTGAACGCAAAAGACCCTATTGCGGATATGAAAGAGTCGGAAGCCGTTACGATGGAGAACTGGTTTCCAACTCCGTCAAGCGTTGACTTGCGTAATGGATACGCACCACACACAACATCTGGTATTTCAGGTGCAGTTGAGACACTTTCAATCTACAATGCGGGTTCAAATCGTAAGCTTTTTGCCTCAGTAAACGGATCTATTTTTGACGTTACATCTGGCGGGGCTATAGGTGTCGCCGCTGTTACAGGTATGACAAATGATCGTTGGCAAGAAACGATTATGGGGACAGCTGGTGGAAATTTTCTTCTCATGGTCAATGGCGAAGATAAAATGCGTATTTTTGATGGTACGACTTGGGATGCGGACGGTGGTGGAACGTATACAGTTACTAACGTAGATACCGCAGATTGTATTCATATCAATAACTTCAAAAACCGTATTTGGCTGATTGAAAATAACACAATGAACGCATGGTATTTGCCTGTTTCAAGTATTGCAGGTGCGGCAAGTAAATTAGACCTTTCTGGCCTGTTTAAGCTTGGCGGCTATCTCATGGCTATGTGTAACTGGACAATCGACAACGCGGCTGGAATTGACGATTACGCGGCGTTTATTACGTCTGAGGGAGAGGTTGCCCTATACAGAGGCACAGACCCGTCTAGCAGCACCACTTGGGCTATCGTTGGTACATTCCGTATGGGTAAGCCTATTGGCAGACGTTGCTACTGTAAAGCTGGCGCAGACGTTCTTATTATTACCAGTGATGGCGCGTTTCCTATCTCCAAAGCATTGCTGACAGATCGTACTCAGCTTGCACTTGCGGCAACAGATAAAATTACCAAAATAGTGAATGAGGACATTCAAGCATATAAAAACAATTTTGGATGGCAGCCACTTATTTATCCACTTGGTAATAAAGTTATAATTAACGTGCCGAAAGTTGAAAACGCAGAAGCATACCAATATGTCATGAACACCATTCACGGTGCTTGGACTAAGTTTACTGGATGGTCAGGCTACTGTTGGGCTGTTCTTGATGACATCCTTTATTACGGTGGCAATGATGGAGTGTTTAAGGCAGACTATGGCACAGACGATAACGGTGGCGATATTACAGCCGTTTGCCAACAGGCTTATAGCTATTTTGGCACGAAACAGCAAAAGCAGTTTAAGATGGTTCGGCCTGTTTTTGTCACAAATGGCAGTATAAATCCAGCGGTATTAATGAACGTGGACTTCGCTCAAAACCGCACAACGGTATCGCCTAGCTTTACAAGCAACGCTGGCTCGGCTTGGGATACGTCAGATTGGGATACGTCACCGTGGACGTATGGAGACAATATCGTTAAAAAATGGCAGTCTGTGTCTGGCGTAGGCTATTCAGGCGGTTTAAGGGTTGTTACAGCTACCCAGAACCTTTCCCTGCGTTGGCAGTCAACGGACGTATTGTTTGAGGTTGGCGGTGTCCTGTAAGCTGATATACGGGCAAGACGAATTTATCAAAAAATGGGTTTCCGAGAAAATAGGCTTTCCTGATTTTGGCCAGGCGGTTGCTATCGGCGTTGAATTAGATGGCGTGTTGATAGCTGGCGTGGTTTATCACAATTATGTAGAATCTCCGTCAGGTAAGCCGATAATGTGCGAAGTCTCAATGGCTGCTATTGACAGTAGATGGGCTAATCGTTATACTTTGAGACAGCTACTTCGCTACCCCTTCATCGACCTTGGTGTCGAAAGATTGCAAGTATCTACTCCGGTGGAGTCGAAGGGTGTCCGAAAAATCAACGAAAAATTAGGATTTACCTACGAAGGCACTGGAAGGAAAGCACATTTCCTTGGCGGTGACGTTGATGTGTTGTCAATGTTAAAACATGAATGTAAATGGATAAAGTAAATGGGCAAAAGCACACCTAAACCACCTAAAGCACCCGATCCAGCAGCAACGGCTGCGGCTCAAACAGCAGGTAACAAAGAAACTGCTTACTGGAACGCGGTCATGGGCAACATGAACCAGACAACGCCTTATGGTTCAATTTCGTACACAGATAGCTCAAATGGTGTATATGACCCAAATAAAGCACCACAGTTTTCAAGCACTATTACGCTTTCACCAGAACAGCAGCAAATTCTTGACTCTCAGCAAGCAAACGATATCGCCGTACAAAATCTTGGCACACAGCAAATTGGACGCATCGCCAATGCTGTTTCAACGCCTTACTCGTATTCAGGTCTAGGTGACGCTCCATCACAAGAAGATATTGCCACGGCATCCCAACGGGCAGAAGAAGCTATTTATAGCCGCCTGAACCCTCAATTTCAGCGTGATGAAGAAGCAATGAGAACGCGCCTTATCAATCAGGGTATCGGGCAAGGATCAGACGCTTACAAATCTGAAATGGACAGCTTTAGCCAAGCAAAAAACGATGCTCGTATGCAAGCAATCTTACAGGGTGCTAACTATGGTGGCCAGTTACAAGGACAAGCACTTGATCGGCGCAATCAAGGTATTCAGGAATACAACGCGATTCGCAATGCTCCACTTAACGAGTATACAGCCCTTACAGCTGGTCAACAAGTTCAAAACCCAAGCTTTAGCGCAGGTCAAAGAGGTGATGCACAAGCTGGTAATTACCAGCAAGCCGCACAAAATGCTTATCAGGGTGCTATGAATCAATACAATGCACAAGTTGGCAGTAACAACAGCACAACGAGCGGGTTGTTTGGCCTTGGTGGATCTATGCTCGGTGGTGCTGCCGCTAAATACGGTCTTGGTCTCGGAATTTTTTCAGACCAACGTATGAAGGAAAATATAGTTCCCGCGGGTCAAGAAAACGGTTACAATATTTATGAATTTAACTACATTGGCGACGACAAAAAATACACTGGTGTCATGGCTCAAGAAGTTGAGAAAACGCATCCAGAAGCTATTGGCGAACGTGACGGATTTAAGACAGTCAACTATGATATGATCGGCGTACAAATGCGCGAGGTAGTATAATGGCTAAAATTGTAGACCAAGCACCTATGCAACAAGCTCCAATATCACCGTTCGATCCAAACGCGGATATGGACGTAAAGCGCAAGCGTAAATTAGCAGAAATGCTAATGAAGCAAGGCGAACAGCCTAACGGAACGGAAGTTATTTCCGGTGTTGCCGTAAAGCAATCCCCATTGGCTGGTTTAGCCCGCGCTTTGACACAAGGTATCGGTGGGTATCAAGCAGGAGAGGCAGATCGTCAAGATGCTCAAATGCAAAAAGACAAAATGGCTCGTATGGCGGCCGCTATTCAATCAGGTAAATTTGACAGCTTGGCTCAAGGCTCCCCTGATGAGCAAATGTTGGCTTTGAAAGCAAAAATGGATGCAGATGCTGAAGCCCGTAAGTTTGCACAAGAAATGCAGTTGGCTCAATGGAAAGCTACTCATGGCGGTAGCGGAGATTCACCAGCAGCAATACAAATTTCTAATAAAATATCTGATTATCTTGTCGCAGCTAAAAATGCCACAACACCAGAGGAA